TACAAGACTTTATTCGAAACATCGAAATCAACATGAGTCATTTGGTGGCGATTTCCAAGGACGGCTACGTGGACAGCATTAGCAATCTTCTCATACAGTCACTCAATAAAATGGCCGTAACTGACCGACCACTTCATTGTACTGACCTGAAACGCGAAACGGTATATATAAAAGACATGGAAACGTGGAACAAAAGCACCGCGGATGCGCCAATCATGAATGGATTAATTAACAGCATCGAAAACAAATATTACGCCGAGGTAAAACAATACGTGCGAGACAACCCGCAGGCCCGCGAGTTGGACACACCCGAATACAATTTCTATGCAAAAGCATGCGTCCATTCACTTGGAAACTACGAAGACCACGATAAACTCAACAAGAAAATATATAAGAAAGTATTGCCAGAGGTAAAGCTGGATAAAACAACTGCATCATAATATGCTGGATTATTGCTCTACATATTTGGCTTTTATACGTTGCATTATTTTCTGTTTACGTGCCACAAATTCTTCATCGGTTTTTACAGTGGCTATTCTTGACTTGGCCAATTGCTGCGACCCGCGATTCGTGCGAGCCCATAGTGTAAGTACTTTGCGAATTCGCGCCTTGTCTTTCCTGGGTAATTTTGCCACAATCGTTTTTATTTCTGTAGCGGTATCTTCTGTGCTTGGTCGCTTATCTGGCATTGACAACACTATATTTGTTAATAATTCAATGTATTTTTTCATAAATGGAAATTCTTCTGCTTGTTCTCGTAATTCCATAATGCGCAATATGTCTAATATCATCACCGCGAGCCCATAATTATCCCAACTTTTATGATACTTGACCAACTCGTCATAGACATTTCCCCAAGACGGAACATTCAACATACCTCCTTCCACTAGGGGCGCGTAATATGCTTCGGCCTTTTTCTTATATTCTTCGAGTATTTCTGGTGTAAATAATTCCATCATAGTCGGGTTTGTTTTTATAAATTCGCCGATAACCTTATTGGTTTCTTCCAGAGTTGCATTTTCGTTTCGCCATGCGTTCGGCGTTGGCTGTTCTACATTTGCATTTTTTGTTTTATGTATCATATAGGTTATCATGCCTATATCTAAACACCACGGCGCATACGAAACACCATACGCAAAGAACGCTTCTGCTGCATGGAACTCCTCTGGTGAAGCAATGTTTGTGGTATCTACCGACAACCCAAAATCGATGATGATGGGTCGACCCGATTTATCTTTACACATTACGTTGTTCTCTTTCATATCAAAATGCATTATATTCGCCGCGTTTAATTTTGTGATTCCCGTCAACAATGTCGTATGTGTATTTATTAATTTTCGAAAATAACTTTCCAATTGGCTAACGTTGGCCGCTTCTTTCGCCAAATAATCGCCTAGCGTATTTTTTCCAACATACCGAATTCGGTTTGATTCGTACGTTTTGTTTTGGTATTCGGGTGCCATATTTATGAAGTCGCATTTCTTGGCTTCCGTATCATTGTTGAGTGCGCCAACTGTGACATCACATGACTCTATAATTGGTGCATAATATTGCGAATATCCGGGGATTTTTTTGATTTTTTTGCCCATTTCGACTTCGCGCATGGATGTTTCCTTGTATTTCTGGATTTTTGTTATATATTTTTTCGAGGTGAGCTGTTTGCCTGAACATTCTATACCCGGCCTAAATACACAACCATAGGTTCCTTGATTCAACAGGGTTGTTTGTTCTGTGTCGTTGTTATTGTTTGCATCTTTTTCGTTCTTTTCATTCTGGTTCTCACCCGGTTTTTGGTTAGGGGGGTTTTGGTCATTTCCTATGCCAGTAATATCTTTGATGAACGACAACATTCTAACTTATATTATAGGTATATTTTCATATTTGAATTTTACCACATTTTTTTGTCATGCGGGCGATTCATAAACAATGAATTCGTAGTCTATTGTTTGTGCTGGATTTTCGCATTTTGGGGTTCTCGACACGATTTTATAATTCGTTTGTATTTCTTCCAATAATGGATATATACTCACTCCGTCGCGTTGTTCGTTTTGTACCAATGTTACATATATTGTTTTGCATCGTTTGAAAAAATGAGTGTAGATTTCAGCCCCGCCAATAATAAAGATCCGTTTATTTGTATTTGCTTGTAACTTACATAGGATGTCGTCGCACTCGTCTAAATCGCAGAATATTGTGGATGACCTGGCGGTGTTTTTATAGTTCTCTGGTTTGGAAGTAATGACGATGTTGGTTCGCGAGTCTAATGGACCATTTGGCAATGAATCATATGTTTTTCGACCCATTATTACAATATTATGCATGGTTTCTCTTCGAAAATGCTTCATGTCTTCTGGTATGTGCCAAATCATCTCATTATTTTTTCCAATAATGCCGTGTTTATTTACAGCCACAATCATATTCATTTTGGTTTATATATACGTGATTAACTGAACCATTTTTATGTTGTTTGCGGTATTCACTGTTATTTTGTGGGGTCGCGAGCGTGTACACCGGTTTACGCGTTTATTATAGTGCAAAGATATTTAAACCGATGAATACAATAACTACTAACTACTAATGGATATAACTATTACACCAGACACATATACACCTAGCGTTGATAATGACGGCAATTACATAGACAAAATACCTATAATTAAGAAGGGGCTATTTTGTCCATGTGGTTCAAGAAAAGAGAAAAACTACGAAAATGCGACTAAGTTTGCGTGTCACATAAAATCAAAAGCCCATCAAAACTGGTTAGTGAACCTGAACCAAAACAAAGCAAATTATTATGTAGAAATGCTTATGAATAAAGAAATGATAGTAAATCAACAAAAAATAATAGTACAATTGGAAAATCAATTGCATAAAAAAAACTTAACCATTGATTATTTGACCGAACAACTTACAATGAAAACAAACCAACAAGCATGTACAATGGATTTGTTGGATTTAAATTAAAGACCCAATAGTGTAAAATCGGCGCATAAAAATGTAAAAAATTGATTAAATTTTAATACTTAGTTTTATATTATACAATTAACAACAAGTTTCACTTATTAAAATGCACTCCATGTACTACCGGTTACCCAAGGTTCTCTGGGACTATATCTGGTCTTACGATGTTCGCCACAAAATAGAATTCAAGAAATGTGTTAGCGAACTCAATCAATACTTTCTTCGCAATCGCGTAATCGACCGAATTTCATGCGATATGAAATTATATCAGGTATACTTGAACGTTCGTATACAGCGCGGAATAGTGAATCCGCAACCGGTCGATTTTCATACTTATTATTTTATGCGACATGCACGATTTCCGGACTTTACACATATCGATGCATTGAATCACATGTCGCTCCGTTGTCGCACATATCACAACAATGAGATACATCGGTTGTCGCGCGCAATTATGACATGATGCATATGACTGAATAAAACGAAATAAAATAAACAAAAAACAAAAAAATTTTACAAATTTGGCATATCATATATAACATTGAGTTTTGTTATTCCGGTGGTCGGACCAGGTTTTCCAGCAATTTCCGGTTGCAATGTTGCAGCTCAACGGAGATTTTTTTTATTCGGTCAATCTTATCGTTACAATCCATGTATTGTTTAATTTCGTATTCCACTGTATACAATAATCCATCTAATTCTTCTTTTAATGCGTCAATATGGTCTCGAATAAGTGCACACGTTTTACATATAAGATGTTGGATAATTGTCATACTACACGTACACTCGGCGGGAGTTTCGCCGCACTGAAAGTGCATGTGGGAGTTATCTATACAATTTGCACATTGTATCACGACTGTTGTTGATACTTCCTTTTTTTTACACGTACAATCACCATGGTAATATACAGAATTACTTCGAACGTTTTCCGGCATTTGGGTTTTTGATATAATATACATCATTTATCTTATATCAAATTTCAATTTTATGGGTGTGGGCTGCAATCTATAAGCGACTGCATACCGCGAGACTCGTATCCAATGCGCCTTCTATCCACTGCTGATTTCTTGCCGAAAAATGCTCCCCACAAAGGAACATTTTCACATCGGGGCCAAACGGTTGAACGATTATTTTGGACGTTTTTTCACTGTTTGCTCCCACTGCCCAGTATCCAACACCGCAATTCCAATAAAAGACCTCGGTTTTTATCGGTTCCGGAATGTTATCGATTCCAGTAGTCTTTTTTAACAGTATCATCAATTCGTGATTGACTGCATCTATCCCTTTTGTATCATATAGTTTTTTCCAATATTTGGCGAACTTATTGTCGCTATACGATGTCATTATCACGCCATTGGATTCGTCGATAGGTATTACCATTCGCAAATTATTGTTGGTGGTTAATTTCGGCAAACCACTGAACCACTGGTGCGCTTTTTTTCCCGGGCTCTTGGGTATCAGCGGGAACTTCGAATAGATTCTACACAGCGGTGCGCATTTGATTTGTGATAATAATTTTGATAGTGGGCGGAAAAAGACGAGGCTTTCGACCACCTGTTTCGGCAATGCACTAATGCAGTTTTTTGCAGAATAAATTGTCGATACATTTGAACATGATATTTCGAACGATTTTTCTCCCTTCCACGTAATTTGCCGGATTCGTTCAATGGCCCGGTTCTTCAATATTCGAACATTTGCATATTTCAATAGCCGCGCTTCCAATTTGACAATGAGTTGTGATAATCCGCCTTTCAATACATAATATTGATGTATTGGCGACAAATGCACTACAATTAAATAGAGCGCGTCGTATGCATTCATAATCACCAATTCGCTGTAATAACCGAAGGACGCCTTCAAGAATTCGACTTCTTCTTCTGTGACTACTGTCTTTGCGAAGTCCAATAGACTTTGATTACGTAGACTTTCGGCGGAAACGGTTTTGCTTGCCCACAAAATCTTTGTAATGATTCCTGCGTTTGGCAAGTTCTCTTTTCCTAAAAAATTGTCGAGTGCTGCCATGAGCGCTGGTTCTGGCGATGGTAATGCCGCTGTGTTTGTTTTTTCGATGAATGTGTATACACCAATTACATCGTTTGGTGCGTCCAATATCGAATTCATTCGCTTTCCTGAATTATCTACATATGTCGCAGTGCTCGTTATTTTGGACATTTTGGACTGCAGACCGAGTTCTCGAATGAGCTCAAGTAGATGTGTATTACCACTGTGAAACCGGCCTGCACCCGCTTCTACGTCCATTGTTGTGTCGTGGTGAGTGTAGATACGTCCTCCTAGCGTTTTATATTTTTCGAGTATTAACAGGTTTGCATGGGGGTACTTCTTTAGTATTTGATATGCGGTGTATAATCCGGCGATTCCGCCTCCTAAAATTACATAATCATATATCATTGATTGTAGTTTTATTATATCCAGAGAAACGTTTATATCGATAACGATTTAAAATTGGACAAACGCAAAAAAAGAGTCGAACTTTACACATGTAAATTATTCTTTCATTTTCTGGACTTATTCTTTATTGTTTTTCTGTTTCGGTGTGATTTACGACTTCCGCCGGTTCTTCTTAAATTTATAAGGCGTTGTTCAAGTTGGCGTTGTTCAAGTTCTTCTATTTTCGCTCTCATTTTTATAGAATCTTCTACCATTTTTCTCATAAATTTAACGTATTCAGAATTCAAAAGATAATCATTTTGAATTAGATGTTCAATCGCCTCCCATGGATTATTAACATCATATTTTTGTTCGCGAATACCATTTAATATATATTTAGCATTTGGTAAATAATAATCATACGCCCAATTCAAGTCAGTCGTTTCCTTATCGAGGAGAGGATTGCTCTCTGCAACATTTGTCTTATTAATTTCTTGTTCTGCTATATACTTTTCAATTTCTTCTTCATATTCACTTGGTTGTGCTCTACTAGACATAATATATATAAGTATTTATTATAAAAATTATATAGTCAACTAAACCTGGCCCAAATAAAACAATGTCATGCGCACTAATGATTATATTTGTGCATCGTCGAAATCTTTAATGGTGTATGTAGATATTTGTATTATTTCTTTGGCAAGACTTACTCGTTCGAGGCTTTATGGTCCGGGTGGGGTATAGTTTACCATACATATCATGCGGCGGTCTCCTGACATTCGCTGCTCGCTCACTCCGGCCATGGGGATGCGTGATTTGAACATTAGCTTTGTCATATTCGTATCCACTACATAATTGTTTTTTTGCAAATAAGAGAGTACCGCCGGTATGTCTTCCGCCGTCATGAATGAATCGCCGTGTTTTGTGGGTGCATATGATTGGTTCTTTGGATACCGTAACAATACATGTACGCAATTCATGCCTTGATAAAACGGACTTGCTTGTTGAAACGACGATAACTTTTCAAATGAAAGCGGTTTGACGAGTTGTTCAAGTGGTCCAGGTGGCATGGTACTTACAGTGATTATATTTTGGTATGTTTTGTAATACTGGTTGCGCACGGGCTCTAAATACAACACAAATGTGCTGTTGTTGTTTGCGAATGGGCTTTCCATGATTACTACGTGGTGAGAAAATGTTTATTGGATTGGTGGCTGGATTATGTTGGCTATTTTGTCTACATATATGTAAATGGAGAGCATTCAAATTCCAGTTCGATATGTACCAAATAAACTTGCAAAAACTGACCAAAAAACACAAATCAATATGTTGTTAAAATCCAGAAAATTGTATAAAAAGCACAAATACTTTACACGTAAACGATTGCCGTCTTATAAGAGTAAACCGTCCAAACATGTTAGAAACGCGCGTAGAATATACAATGTAGAAAATATAAGTCCCACCCCAGAACTCGCTGCGAAAACTGGTTGCAAATTGTCTGCACTGAACCAAATCGTTAAAAAGGGCGAAGGGGCATATTTTTCATCCGGGTCGCGACCGAATCAAACCGCCCAATCATGGGGCTTGGCACGTTTAGCCAGCTCAATCACTTCTGGCAAATCCGCTGCTGTTGATTATCATATCATTGATAGAGGGTGTAATCATCGTAAGAAAGCATTTATATTAGCAAATAAATCCAGACGAAAATATAAATATGGACAGTCGAAGACGAAGCGGTCTACATTTGTCGTGGGGTAAACAATTTGCCCCTTTTATGTAGACATATGCACTATAACACTCACTGAACTGATTTAGATATTATGTATAAATATATACATAATATCATGCACGTACACGACATGTATTGTGAAGAACATAATAGATTACGGCCCGAAACGCCGTTATCTCCCCCAAAATATAATTGCAAACACTGTGGTAAGCGGAAAATATATGGGCATACCAATCCAAACCATGTGTCCAACCCATTTGGTTATTTGTATTTGGTCCCCGTATTGTGTGAAAATTGTTCGATTCAGTTACACAGATGTATGTGGTGTAGTTATCCGGCAAACTAAGTTGGTCGGTTGGTCTGGATAAACATTATAATGGCGTATATTATAATCCAATGGGAAATATACATTCATGTTTCACCCATCATAAATCATGCGTCCTTTGTCATGAACGATTTACAGAATATTATATTGTGTGTGCCAATTGTAAGAAAACGATGCACGATGAATGTGAATATACATATAACCGACGAAACTATTGTGATTGTTGCCCTGCGTGTGGGCAAGAAGCCCGTATATACTACAAATTCGATGTATGAAAGTTGGTCGGCGGCGACTTTTTTTACGTCCGTATTACACCTTTGCATATAAAATGCCCACTTTAATCAAACAAAGTATTGTTTATTCTATAAACTAATATTTCTTGATTTCTTATATCTTGATTTTTAATTAAAATATCATCTAATTCATTAAAAAACTTGTTACTTAATTTATGCAGTGTTTTAATATTACCTATATAAATATTATCAATTCCAGTATGGTATTCATCGTTAAATAAGAAGATGTTTTTTGTAAATATCATTTTACTATTATTTTTTATAAAATTAATAATTATTTCTTTACCAAAACTATTGCTATTGTTAAGTATATCAAATCTAAAATTTACAATCGTTTCATTGTCATCTATATTTATATTATAAAGATAATCTATTATTTTATGTTTTCCATACCAATAATTTTTCCAACCGATAATTGGCATTGGACCATTATTAATTTTGCCAGATAAATTACCTATTAAGTTTATTTTAGTATCGTCATCAATAATAATGTTTTTTATTAAATGCCCTAAGTCATCAAAATAATCATAAATAACTTTATCGTCTACACATTGTTCATTAATATTTATGTTTCTCCAACTAATATTATTAGCAAATATGTTCCAAGTATGTATAAATATTTTTAAATCAGGAATTATGACATGTATTTCTTTTATTAAATTATATAGTTCCTTTGTTTCAAATGAATCACGAATATGTCCTCTAATAATAAGTATCATATAAATATAAATATATTGTTTTATCAAAAAAATAACGATAATAATGGGCAGCTGAAAGGTTGAATGGTTTAAATATCGTCTGGAGACAAACATATATTTTTCGATTGAAAATTATTTGTAATATTCATGTCTTCTGGATAATAATATTTGCGCGTTTCATTATTTTCTCCAGTGATTTGCAGCGGGAAATGAATTATCCAATCTTCACTGTAAAACACGTCTTTTAATATATATTTCATGAATTGTTGAATCCATGGCCCAACTAATCTACACCGGTCTTGTTCTGGTATAGATTGAAAAAAATCGTTGAAATTATTTGCATGATTGTAATATTCAACCAATTCCGCCATTTCTTCTTCGCGCTTATTGAACAATGAAACAAACCGGCCAAACTGTATGTGCGTTTTATATTCATGTTCATATAAAAATTCGGCTATTCTTGTTCGATATTGTCCATGTCGAGTCGGGTTGTTTTGTTTTGCATTAAAATATTTTTCATACCATGTTTGACCATTAAATACAATGGAAAAATAGTATAATGGAATTGGATCGTCGTGCATCATGGGTTGTAATGGGTGGTTGTCATCGTCGTCTTCGCCTGCATATTCAATGTGGGATTTATCGTCAAAATTTATATGAGTAAGTGTTGGTATTTGCACATACACATAATGTAATAATGTTTTTATCATATTGTACATGTGACCGTTTGAAATGGACCACTCTTGACCATCGTTGCGCAAAATTCGCATACTGGCGTCTATTTGTTCATTATTTTCAGTTATGATTGAAATCTGTACACAATCTTGATAGATTCTTCCTATTGTAAAATTGCGGCCATACATTTCATTGTTAGTTCTTGAAAACAATGTATTGTCGGTTATTTGAAATGTATATGGTCCTGATGTAACCGTTGTTATTTTATTTTCGTTCATAATCATTATATGTAGGTTCGTTTTATATACCAGTTGTAGTTTTTTATTTTGCAAAACAACTTTATGATATTTTACACCTTTTCTCATTTCAAACGCCGGTTAAATATTATTTGAATGTTTGTATTAATTCGTCAATATTGTCTAATTTGCTCTCTAATTCTGCTTTTAGTTGACATAAATAACGTGATGTTTGTATGTGATTATTACATCTACCACATAATAAACATAAATCTTTTATTGTTTGTGTTTCGTCCTTACGACATCTCGGTTTAATGTGTCCCCATTGTAATTTTAAATACTTTTTTTCACTATCTTTTGGTTCATTCCAACAGTATTTACCACCCACATTTTTCCCAAAAGCACAAGTATTATTTTGATTTTTTACCAAATCTTTTACAAATTGTATTCTTTGTGGTTTTGTAGAAGATATCTTCATGTTTCTTAAATGTCGAGAAAGTGTTTGTTGTAATCTATCTATTTCACTTTCTGGTATAGGTTCCCAATCATTTTCATCTCTAAAATGTGGAGGTGTTGTCATATATATAATTATTTTATATTATTTTTATAAAAATGGGCGTTTTAAATGAGAAAAGGTGTAATATATTATTTACACCGTTGAAGATTTCAATCCGCAGAGCGGACGAAACTGCAACTAAGTTACCAGTTACCTTTTGACCCATAGCACCATTACGGTGTGCGGTTTCAATTCTTCACTGGTATAAAATAGGACATAAATCTAAAAAATTGAAATTAATATTCGACTCTGTCTTTATGACAATCAGTATTTATCAAGAAGCAAATGAGCGTTCGTATCGAAATTCTTTTCAAGGAAGAGGCGTCGGATCATAGTGGGTATTGTAGTGGTGGGGAATGTGAGCTCACCAGAAGGGTTTACAAGAAACAAGTCGAAGTGGAGATTGGAGAAATTACAAACAATTTGGAGTATTTTGAAAAGTATGCAGACGAAGTTGTGGGTGTCGACGAATGTTGCTGCCAATCGCACTATTGTGATTTAGGCGAAGATGTAGTATCCGCCGGTCTTGGTAAACACGACCACCGCATTACTATACTGAGAGTCAGTCTGGTAGACATATCTAAAAAAAGAAAACAGAGAAGGGTGAAACGAGACAAACTACGGGCAAGGAAGGAACAACAGAGGAGAGCGGCATACCAACTCTCTACACGATAGACATTGTACCATGTATACCGTGTAGACGTTAAAAATGATGGTGCAACCATCAACCAATATAAAAACAATCCTCGTTATGTATATTTGTGTTTTTTTCATTTTGGTATTGTTACTTTTAGCTGCTTTACCGCTTTAATAAAAATGTATATGGTCCTGATGTAACCGTTATTGTTTTATTTTCATTCATAATCATTACATGTAAGTTCGTTTTATATTTGATGAATCGTTTTATTTCCGTAAATTCATTTGTGTACGACAAACACATATGAAACTTATATAAATATTTTTTATTATATAAATGTATCATAATGGACAATCAAGCAAGAATAAATCAATTGGAAGAAGAGAATGCAAACCTAAAAGCAGAATTACAATCGGTCAAAGAACATCTTAAAAAATACACCGCGCCTGCAAGTAGTAAGGTTTATTATGAGAAACATAAGGAAATCATAAAACAGAGAGTAAAGGAATGCAGGGAAAAAACAAATTATATATCTACTATTTCCCCTGAAAAAAAGAAGGAATATAATAAACAAGCCTATTTACGAAGGAAAGAGAAACTGAAAAAAAAAATCGAAGAAACGAAAAGCGATGAAAATATTGTGGAATAAATAATAATTATGTAATTAGTTACTTAAACGTAAAATGTTTAGTAAGTATATAAGAAAGACAATCATCTACAAATTAGAATGCATGAAGAATATTGTGTTGAAATTAAACGTAGGATATTTCCTAGATGCATTGAGCCTGATTGCAATAAAGATGCCAAAGGCAAATCTAATAAGTGCATCGCCCACGGCGGTGGAAAACGATGTAATGAAACTGACTGCAAAGTCAGTGCCAGAGGCAAAACTGATAAATGTGCTGCGCACGGCGGTGGATGGGGAAAGCGATGTAATGAACCAGATTGTACATTTAATACCGCCGGCAAAACTGATAAATGTGCTACCCACGGTGGTGGACGGCGATGTAATGAAGTGGATTGTAATAGAAGTGCAATAAACGGTTATGACAAATGTACAGCCCACGGCGGTGGAAAACGATGCAATGAACCAGATTGCAAATCCTGTGCCGCAGCCAAATCTGATAAATGTGCTACCCACGGTGGTGGAAGACGGTGCAATGAACAAGATTGCAATAAAAGCGCAGCAGGCAAAACCGACAAATGTGTATCCCACGGCGGCGGAAAGCGGTGCAATGAACCGGATTGTAAAGTCAGTGCCATAGGCAAAACAGATAAGTGCGTGAAGCACGGAGGCGGAAAACGATGCAATGAACTTGAATGCAAAGCCAGTGCCAGAGGTAAAACTGACAAGTGCGTAGCCCACGGTGGAGGAAAACGATGCAATGAACCGGATTGCAACGCCGGCGCACAAGGCAAAACTGATAAATGCACACGACATGGCGGTCGTACGATATGTGTTGAACCAAATTGCAATACAAGTGCATATGGTAAAACTGACAAATGTATCGCACATGGGGGAGGAAAGCGGTGTAATGAAGCAGACTGTAAAGCAAGTGCCGCAAGTAAAACAGACAAGTGTAAGAAGCATGGAGGAGGAAAGCGGTGTAATGAACCCGACTGCAATACCAGTGCCCAAAGCGGCACCGACAAATGCATTGCACATGGCGGTGGTCCCCGTTGTCCTAATTGCATTGATTGGATTGATAGTCGTTGTAGTAATGTTAAATACGACGGATATTGTGCAACTTGCTTCAAACGGTGTTTTCCTGCCGATGCACGCAGTCAAGTTATTTATTCTCATACCAAAGAAATTATGGTAAGAAATAAAATCAATGAAAATTTTGAAGGATTTACTCACGACCGTCCTCTTTATACTGGCAATTGCGATTGTACACATAGGCGGCGTATTGACCATCGTAAGCTAATTGGTAATACTATGTTGGCAACTGAAACTGATGAATTTGGACATCGGGGGTACGATGACCGGGATGAAGAAATTCGTTATGATGACCTCTACATGATACATAGTGGCAAATGGATATTTATTCGTTTCAATCCCGATTCCAATGTGAGTAAAGTGGACATTGATGACAAATTGGATACATTGATAGAAACAATACGCAAATGTATTGGACGAATCGAAAGGGATGAAAATACGGAATTGGTAGAAATAATAAAATTGTATTGTTAATACTTTAAAAAGCAGTATTATCAAATAATTCACATAATACGTATTTCACATAATAAGTATTTCAATTATTATGTGTATAAAAATTCGCTTCTGCCCTGGATCGAACAGGGGACCTCTTGATAACTGCGTTATGGTAACAATACCATCAAAAATAACAGTCAAGCGCTACTAACCATCTGAGCTACAGAAGCAGTGAGTAACTTTTTCGGCAAACTCGTTCCGTAAATTTTTATTTTATTTTTATATTAAGCTCTCGCCGATATTCGAAATCGGGTTTTTAGATTCAAAGTCTAAAGTGATAACCACTACACTACGAGAGCCATTGTACATGTATTATTTCCCCCCCCCGCCACGAAATAAATACACGTATATTCTTTATATTGTTTATCGCATGTATCCTTTCAAAAAATTGATTTTACACTTGCATTAAGTATTTATGTCATATTGATTTAAAAAAGCGTATTTCGCACATACAATAAAATGGCTGAGATGGATTCTGCAACGCCTCTTCACAAAATATCCGGTATTTCTTTGCAAGTATTTCGATATAATTTTCATGATAGTTTTATGGATGAACTCACTGCATTTGCCAAGATACACGAACATGATAGCCGACTCGATTTTAAGGACGCATGGAAATCATGGATGACTGAAAATAAAGAATTGGTGGATGCCGAAACCGACCGGTTACTTCAGTTGGGGTTTGCAGGCGACGTTGCGGATAAAATGTTTAAAAGCGTTCGATATTATTTTCGCAAGAAATCTTTGGTTCCGTCTGTTCAGCCTGTGCGTAAAACGTATGACACTTTACACAAACCTGTCTTGGCTGCCATGGACGACCATATTCGTACACAAATTAAAATAAATGTGATTGAAACGAAACCGGACGCGGATGGGAATGTGCCGACCGCGGTCTCTACGATTTCTCCAGCGGAAGGGTTTGCGAACTTTTGCGATGAACACCAATTAATTATTTTGGATGCGATTCGAAGTTTGCACGCAGCGTCTGCATGTGATGCGGATATTTATGATGGACATGGGCCCGATGACAATATATTGCCGCCGGTTGCTTCGCAAATTAATCGCGAAAATGTGGTTACTTATATGAATAAACTAAAAAAAACATACAAGAATCGTTTTTATAATATTAAAGTAGCATTGTCAAAAATCGTGTAATTTGTGGAGGAAGTGGGGTGGTATGGTGGGTAATTAATTTATTTATAATATAGGTGATTGGCTTGGCTCTTTGCCTGGTGCGGTCCATACACAGCGCTCTGTTATGCCGTTTTTTTTATTGTTTACTATTCCGTCATGGACCTCGTTATTTTTCCACTCGCCTTCATACGTGTTTCCATTGGACCATGTATATACACCATGTAAATCGCGGAGTCCGTTGACGAAATTTCCACAATATATGTCCTTGTTTTGATATACCATTTCCCCGAATCCGTGCCATATTCCGTTCTTCCACATTCCACTGTACTGTTTTCCATCTCTGTAAACCATTTTGCCTTCCCCTGTAAGGGTCCCTTTCCTGACTTCGCCTTTGTAATAATCGCCGTTTTTGTAGTATATTTCATTACATCTACCATGAAACATATTATTGCGCCAATCCCCGACATATTCTGTGCCGTCTGCGAATTTGTATATACCGTGCCCGTGCGCTATATCGTTTTGCCAATTGCAAATATGAATTGCGCCGCTATCATAATACAATGTGCCTATGCCATGCTTCTTTCCGTTCAAACTCTGTCCCACATAAATATCCTCATTGGATGTGATTAAATTTATTTCGATGACGCCTCTGCGGTTTGACATTGTTGATAAGTTGTTGTTGTTTTTGGTAAGTATTTATATTATGCTTCAATTTTTTACATTTTATTTTCATAGGTCTTGCTTTGCATTTGTATATTTCATATGTGTATTTCATATATGTATTTCATATTACAACTGCGTTGCCGGACTGTGTTCAACCTCCATGAATGCATTGACGAGTTCGTCCACATGTGCTTCCGCTTGTGCTTGTGCCAGTGTAGCAGCCAGTATAGCAGCTGTTTTCTGCTTTTTTATTTTGTCAGTTGTCTTTGGTTTTGGAGGTGCCTTGACTTTGGCCGGCTTTGGAGCGAATCGCTTTGCTGTGTATATCATCGAACGTATTAACATTAGTGCATGCGTTTGACAATATCGGTGTATTTCCGGGGTATGTGGGATTACATTATGCAACATATTTAATATTTTCCTTATTTCGGCGATATACTCCGGCTTTGTGCTCGGCGACATACGTATTTCGTTCGGCCTCAAACTATTACTATGTATCCATCGTTTCCATGGAGTTGTCAAAAAATGATTGTAAAATTTGGGAATGATGTGCTGTTTGTAATACGTTTTCAATCGGTCGACCGTTAGTTTCGACAACATTTCATTCAGGTTGGGATAACACGATATATATAACTGGGTTTGTATTTCTGGCAACAAGAACCGTTTGATATGCCGTATTACATCTAGTGGGAGCATCCCAATAAAATCCAGACGCACGGACGCACATTTAGCGCGTTGGTCGATTGTGTGATTTAAATGCCGCTCTTCATTGTCACATAAATTATTATATGTTTTTGCCAGATTTGTAATGTAGGCGCGACTCGTTTGTATCCATTCACGGGCTTCGTCATCGGTTCGTGAATTATTATACAATACCATATCTACATTTGGCCGGATGGACATTAAATTGTGATATATCACACCGCCGCCCGTTATTGGGGTCAACCTGCGTTCCAGGTCGATTGCAGGCCGGTCTTGCGTTGGCAGCGAATTATACAATACGGCCGTGTTGATTGGATATTGCATGAGGCGTTCATATAGTGTTTTATTTTCAATATATTCCATCGTTCTTATATTATTGAGAGGTTGTGTTTATGTTTTTTATATTTACATAAATGGTCGTGTGGGTTGCGTAGCATTGTGCAGTCGTTACTGAAAAATTGATTTTTAACAGAATCATGTATATTACTACAATTTGATATTTATCATGTCTGTTGAATATATTGCAATTCAGTGCGGTGAGATGGTTTCGTCAGCGGGTGCTCGCCTTACCAATGTAAGGTTTTCGCCGTCTATCGTGGATATTCATAAGAAATATTATTTGCATGATTTGGACGCGAATGAAGACGATTATCGCACATTAAATGATAACGAGACTACTTGGCGTAGATTGATTATTTGGAATGTTCCCGAAGGTGCCGAATACATTGCAGAAATAAGTGAAGTGTTTCGACACATTGGTGGGTTTACCCATATTGAACGACTTTATAGCGAGAAGTATGGCGACGATGCACCCGTTTCGATTGTCTTTAACACGTGGAATGTGAACGCTTTTACGGACCGGCTTGTAGATGAACTGGCCATGTGCGATATTCATAATCAACATGTATCGGCTTATGATAAACACTATGTTACGTTATTCTACGAATTTGATGACCGGTACGGGGAACGCGAGGTTTTCCTTGAATTGAGCTGGGAGACGGACCTTATTGACATTGTGAACAAGTAAACCATTCTTCGCTAAGTGTGTTTGGTAAAATATATAAACAAATAATTATATATATATTGTATTCGTTGCAAAGGATTATTTGACATTTTATGCAATCCTCTATATTTTCTTTTTTTACACCAGTTAGTAAGAGTAATGATGTAGGTGTACATGTAAATCGCCAAGCAGATTTACCTGTACAAAGTAATAAGACGACGGACGTTAGTAAGACGGTGGTCAGTCGGGTGAAGCCTGCGCGTGTGACAAATATGGATTCGTTTATTGGTAGTGCTGGTCGTGGCGGCGAGGGCGGTACTGGTACAGGTGCCATAAAGCGGACACATCACGATGAATATGTATTATTTTTCGACGGGTGTAGTAAAAATAATCCAGGACCAGCAGGGGCAGGCGCAGTTTTATATCATAATGGCGTTGAAATCTGGTCTACTGCGGTTTTCGTCGGTCACAAAGAAACTAACAATGTGGCCGAATATACCGGCATGATTGTGGGTATTAAACGTGCAATGGAAATGGGTATACGTCGGCTGGTCGTAAAAGGGGATAGTAATCTGGTGGTTCAGCAAATGAATGGGAAATTTCGCGTTAATGCCGACCATATTAAACCACTACATGCGACTGCAAAGAATATTATTCGCAATTTCGATTCTATACAGTTTGTGCATGTTTATAGACATCTTAATCAGCGGGCAGATGAGTTATCGAATATGGGACTTGAATCCTAATCATGGGTCGTGGTCGCAGTCGCGGTGGTCGTGCTATTCTGCGTATATTACATCCAGCGTCAGGGCCAACAACATTGGAAATTGCCAAGTATTGAATATATCAATATGGGTCGTACTCTTTAACATCAATCTGTCTACGAAAATATAAGCACTTATCGCGGTGGATATTATTAATACTATGAGGAAGATATTTCGTATACTTATATATTCGTGCCGCCTAGACATATTTTTCTTTATATACAGTACGACTATTTTTTCTAAATTGCACCAGTATTTTTTCTAATTTGCAACAATGAATATGGAATGTTTGTTTGCATATTCATTTTACTGGTT